TTAAAACTCAATGGATATGGGGACGACAAGAAAAGATGAATGAGAAAAATCAGTGTTTTAAGGGGTGGGAAACTTTAGTACCCCATAAGAGTAAGGCCAGAAATATACTGAATATGATAATCATTGTGTTGTTTTGTTTATATTTTTAAAGTAGCATTCATTATCCTATGATAGTATGTCTGCTGCTTATAATTTTAATATTTTAAGGGCAAAGGTAGATATTTCTCTTCAGATATTAGCAACATTAATTAACTTTTCCTGTTTTGCTATTTAAAATGAGTTAAGTTAGAAAATGAACTCGTTTGATTGATGGTTAAAGAATTTGTGACAATATTGCACATTGCAATGTTATTTGCACCTTTGTAGCATTACTAACCTTTTAATTCTAAGCGAGATGATAAAGTACGTAATTCAAGCGAAGAAGAATCCACTGAAAAAAGAAGTGAAGTCTTATCCGCAGGCTGCACCGACCACGCCGGTAATGCTGGCACAAAAATCGTAAAGCAAATAGAGAAACGCTCCACCGTGTCGAGTGCTGACGTAAAGGCTGTGTTGGACGCCTTACAGTACGAAGTTATTGAGGCCTTAGAGAATGGCAACACCGTGAGACTGGGCGACATCGGTTCGTTCCGTCTCACCATCAAGGCGGAGGGTGTAGCAACAGCCGTCGAAGCCAAGATAAAAGGCGCAAAACTCATCAAGCAGGTGAATGTGCAGTTTACCAAGAGTACGGCAATGCGTGATTCTTTCGACATCCGAAAACTCGACTTCGCCCCGCAGGAAGACATTGTAGACGCAAAATAGCATGCTGGCAGTATCGTAATGCCTTAACGAAAAACGATGTTTCCGCCATACGAAAAGGATATTTTCCATGTGTCGGGAACACCGTTTTCAAGGCTTAAAAATGCGATTTTGTAACTCGTTGGTAATCAATGCTTAGCAAAGGTCAAAATTGTCATATAAGAGAATTAAAATTGTCCTCGGCGACTTTTTGAAAAGTCCTATAAGACAATTTTGAGAGTGTACGCAGAGATGGAGAGTAAAAATCTCATGTTTTTTTTACTTCAATATGAATTCGTTTTGTGAAGTGATACTATAATAATAACGCAAATAAGCAATATAACCGTTGAATTTCTCAAAAAGAAATAGTACCTTTGCAAATATAAAAATATTGAAGAAAATAATGTGTTATATTACTAAGCATATAGTTATAAATGGAGATAGTCGGCAAATGAGTGAACTCGAAGATGAAAGTGTTCACTTAATTGTCACCTCGCCGCCTTATTGGCAATTGAAAGATTACGGTACAGAGAATCAAATCGGTTTTCACAATGATTATGAGACCTATATCAATCATCTTAATTTAGTTTGGAAAGAATGTTTTAGGGTTTTGCATAAAGGCTGTCGTCTCTGCATTAATATTGGAGACCAATTTGCCCGCTCGACATATTATGGACGTTACAAAATTATTCCTATTCACACGGAAATTATCAAGTTTTGCGAAACAATAGGTCTTGATTTTATGGGGCAAATTATATGGCAAAAAGTTACCACAATGAATACTTCGGGGGGAGCAAACATTATGGGTAGTTATCCTAACCCGAGAAATGGAATTGTGAAATTGGATTTTGAGTATATTTTATTATTTAAAAAGCAAGGCAATGCCCCCAAACCCAGCAGAGAACAGAAAGAAAACTCGATAATGACTAATGAGGAATGGAATACCTACTTCAATGGGCATTGGTATTTTCCGGGGGCGAAACAGGATAAGCATTTGGCTATGTTTCCAGAAGAATTGCCACATCGGCTAATCAAGATGTTTTCATTTCCGGGAGAAACAGTCTTGGATCCATTTATGGGAAGCGGAACAACGGCTTTGGCGGCGAGAAATCTAAACAGGAACTCTGTTGGGTATGAGATTAATCAGGATTTTATTCCAATTATTAGAGAAAGAATTGAAAACAATGATGTTTTCACAGAAGTTGAGATGGAAATTATTAAGCAGCCTGCATTAAAAATTGATTTCGAACAACGAATCAAAGATTTACCTTATCAATTTGTGGACACACACAAATTAGATAAAAAAATCGATATTAAGAAAATGCAGTATGGCTCTAAAATTGACAAAAATAGCACAGGAAAAAGAGAAGAGTTTTTTTCGGTAAAGGAAATCATCAGCCCAGAATTAATTCGGCTCAATAATGATTTGATTATTCGTTTGATCGGTATCAAACAAAATCCCGCAATTAATGGAAAGGCCACAGAATATTTAACCCGTAAAATACTTGGTAAAAAAGTCTTTCTAAAATATGATGAAGTAAAACACGATAAAGAAAACAACCTGATGGTTTATCTCTATCTTGAAAATAAGACTTTTATCAATGCTCATCTACTAAAAGAAAAATTAGCTTTGGTGGACAATTCTATTATTTTTAAGTATAAAAATAAATTTAACAATTATCAATATGAATGAAGAACAGAAAGCAGTATTTGAGTTTCTTAATACCCATGCTCTTGGCTATGGTAACAGAAAATCCTCTACTCAAATAAGAGAAGCATTAAATCTTGAAAGTGGCGGAGCTACAAATGAACATGTCAGAGATTTAATAAGAGATCTGATATTGAATCACAATGCATGCATTGGCAGTCTGATGTGGAAAGATGGATATTGGATAATCCAAACAGAAGAAGAATTAAACAGCGTTTGTAGAAGTTTGGAAAACAGAGCGGATGCTATCAGAAATAGAGCAACGGCTTTAAGAAACAGTTGGAGGACTCAGCATAATGGCTAAAAAAGAAATCAAAAGATATTCCTTAGAATTTGGTAAAAAGGAGAAAGTTCTGAATTATGCCACTCAAACATATCAGCTTTCAAGACCTAACAAAGTCGGCGCCGTAATGGCTCTCATACGGGAATGTCAGCCAAGCACTATTGAAGAATGGGAGCAATGGTATTTTGAAAATGCGAAAACAGCAGATAAAAATAACTTCAAAATTACCCGCGAGAGTTTACAAGAACTCGGGGAAAGATTATATGAAAAAATCACAGAAGTAGTTATTCCCGAGTGGCAGGAAGCATTTAAAAATTTAACCAAGGAAGATTGTTGTAATTATATTTATAACCTAACAATCAACCGAACTTATGATGGCTATTTGAGGGAAAAGTCTGTTGTAAATGATGGCCTCTCGAAATTATTCCCTGAAATACGTTTTGAAGAAAGCCCAGAAGAATTAGACCATGCCGGCGACGTTGACTACTTAGGATATGTAACAGAAGATAAGGCATTAGGCATACAAATAAAGCCAGTTACGGCTCAGTCTAATTTTGGAAATTACTCTGTTTCTGAAAGAATGAAAGCGAGCTTTGATAACTTTAAAAAAGACTTTGGTGGGAATGTCTTTATTGTTTTCAGTTTAGACGGAGAAATTGCAAACGAACAAGTTATTGATAAAATTAAAGTAGAAATAGAACGGTTAAAGCATCAGGATAATTAATATTCTATATAACAAATGGGCATAAATAAAGTCTTTCGGAGAGTATGATTACTCGCCTTTCAACCTATTCGGGAATATGATTGCAGAAAAGAACGGAACGTTCAAAATCGCAGGAAAGAAGGGCGAGATACCGATGTTGTTTTCTGTTGTTGCCGTGAAGTATCCGCAAAGATATGGTAGCATGTAGTCAGGTGGTAGTAATAGTAAATTCCATTTTCTGACTACGCACTAATCCTTTTTCTTTCACCGTATTATCTCTTCCTTGTAGTAATGTAGTAAGACAATATCGGTGAAAGAGAAAAGTATATCAATTGATACTGCCACTTCCGTATAGGAATATCTGCTCCATCATAGGTACAGGACGTTGTAGCTCTTGGCAGATGTATTCCCTGAACAAGTGTGCTTCTGTGCTGTATAGTTGATAAGATAAAGCGATGATGGTTGTGAGCGGATAAAGCGGGGTATAACCTTTTAATTGCTCATTTACGAATACTTCCAGCTCCCCTGCGTCCCTTTCTTCGGGATACAGGGAAGATGTTTTGAGGAGCAGTTGCAATCGATAATTGAGTTTCCTCCATGTTACACCGAAGAAATCTACAAGCTCGCTCTCTGTCATTGCTATTTCGCCTTTGCCTTTGCGAATGATTTGCATATTGTCGCTCCACTCGAAATAGCTTCGCTCTCTTTTAGTTTGATGGTGATTGACATTCATACGGCTTCCTCCTTCATTTCCTTTGTCTGATGTTTCCTTATCAACCTGTCCATATCCTCAGAAATCTTATTATCTGTCACCTGTGCGTAGATTTGAGTGCTTGATATGGAAGCGTGTCCCATCATCTTGGCTATGCTCTCTATGGGTATTCCTGCGCTAAGGCACATCGTGCCGAACGTATGTCGAGCAAGATGGTAGGACAATCGTTCTCTGATACCGCAAGCTTTACCCACAATAGCTAGCTTTGCACTCATCACGCTACGGCTGCAAACACAGTGAAAGACAAAGTCGCTACCTTTTTCTTTCACCGTCTTCCGTTCTTCGTTTCTTTCTTGCTCCGCCTTACATTGATTGATGATGGCTTCCGCTATGGGGTGCAGGGGTACAACAAACTCCACATTTGTCTTCTGCCGTTCCTTGCGGGTATATCTTTGTCCGCCGGCTGCCGTTTGGATGTGTCCAAATTGCAAATGTTCCATATCAGCAATAGCCAAACCTGTAAAGCAGGAAAAGATAAACATACGTCTTGCTTGTTCTACCTCTTCATCGTTTACTTTCATTGCCATAAGTTTGGCAACATCGCTCTTTTGCAAAAAGCGTATCTTCTGTTCCGTTTTCTCGTACTTGGCATTCTCAAAGGGATTGCAACGAATGAGTCTTTGGCTGACTGCACGGTACATCAACCTACTCAACCAACAAAGGTAACGATTCATAGTTGCTGTTGCCAAACCTCGCCTTTTCAGATAGAAACGGTATTCTTCAAACAAGTCCTCCGTTATTGTAGAAATGGCTATATCCATCATTCCCTTATCCTTTACAAACTCCGTAAGCAACTTATCTGAATAGAAGAGGTTCTGATAAGTTCCCTCTGCCCTTGATTTGCCCACGCACTCTTTAACGGATTGCAGTTCTGCTTTGCTCATGGCAAGAAGCGTTGTCGGTGTGGTGGCTATTCCCTGAAAACGGTTTTTAAGCAGTTCCACACTTACCACTCCGTGCTTTATCAGGATATCCTGATAGGTCTTCTCTACAAGTTCCTTAAACTCGCTGATTCTTTGATTGATTTTCTTGTCTGTTGTCATTCCTTGCCTGCTGTTCCACTCGGAGGATTTGCATTCCACGCCTGTGGTAATGGCGGCACTCTTTCCGTCTATGGTGATACGGCAGAGAATGGCGGTTTTGCCGTCTGCCTTTGTTTTCTTTCTGTTGATGTAAAACAGTATCTTAAATGTACTTCTCATAAAAAATCTTGGTTAAATGGTTAAACGCATATCTTCGGTGAAAGAAAGGAAACGGTTGAACTCCTCAAAGAGTTTCTGCGGCGTTACCTTTGCATAACGTTCGGTCATACTTACGTTCGTATGTCCGAGCATCTTGCTCACCGTTTCAATAGGAACTCCCTGCTCCAAAGTGATAAGTGTGGCAAAGGTATGTCTTGCGGTATGCGAGGTAAAGGGAAAAGAAATGCCTGCCCGTAATCGCAAGGCTTTGAGACAAGACTGATAAGTGGGATATTTGATGAAAGGTAGCAGTGTTTCCCTCTCATCACTGTGGAACTTCTCCAGCAGTCGTATGGATTCGGGTAATAGTTTGATACGACAAAGCACACCCGTCTTTTGTCTGTTGAACTTCAACCACAAACTGCCTTTATCATCACGGATAAGATGCTTCTTGCTTAGTTCCATCAAATCACAATAGGCTGCACCAGTATAACAAGCAAAGAGAAATACATCGCGAGCAGTTTCCATTTCTTCTTCCAATTCATCAAAACGGAGTTCCTTCAACTTGCCCAATGCTTCTTGGTCAAGTGCTTTGGGTGTTTTCTTGTCTCCCCGTTCTATATGAGCTTTATCAAACAGAAGCGTATCTGCCAGCCCCTCATGGTAAGCCAGCCTGCAGACGGTCTTCAAATCCGCAGCAACTCTGAAGAATGTACTTTGCTGATGACCGAGTTCACCGAGACAGAACACCTGCAATTCGTAGATGAAGTTTTCCGTCAACTGCGAGAAAGCCAAATCCGAAACATGACACCTCCTCTGAATAAACTCCTGCAACCGTTTCCGAGTGGAATGATAGGCGAACATAGACTCTTCCTTGATGTCTATACCGATATGGCTTTCTTTCTCCTTAATGAGCATATCCAATCTCTCGATGAGCATACAGCGAGCCTGCACGCTGCCTTGAAACAGTTCTTTTACATCGGTAGCATCAAATGGCAGGCCTTTGGCAATCAAAGATTGATAGGCAGATTGAATGGAAAGCAACAGGTTCTCCAACTTCCCATTAATCTCCACCGCCTCACGACTCTTGCCATCCATCCTGCTCTCACGGGGATTCCATAGATCGGGATTGCAGGAGAGTTTACAGCTAAACTGGGCAATGGAACGCCCAATGGTAATCCGCCCCATAATCGGGGCTTTACCTGATTTGCCTATACCGCTCTTTTTAAGGTAGAGCAACACCTTCATTTTCTCTGTTTTCATACGCTTTAATATTTGTGGGCAAAATTACCCGAATTAAAGCGTTCCTCACTTACGCAGAAAACTGCCGACCGAAGCAACAGCCACACGAACGAAAATAATTCAGTTACCGAACATTACTTCATCGTTACCTATGACGAAATCGGGTAACGCTTTGGTAACTGAACTTCTGCCTAAATCTGCATATTTCTGCCCTTTACAATAGAGCAGTATTATGCCAATTCGTGTATTCCCTCCTCATTATCAGTTAGTTTACATCAACTTCGATATTTCTTCATTTTCATTGATTAGTTACGCTTCAACTAACGCCCTTTTGCAATGCTATTAAGCACCCATTACCTTACAGTTTTATAACTTCCTGTTTATCTGAAGGTTACAAACGCACTCAAAACAGTAGTGTTTTGAAGAAAAACATGGTATGAAAGGCATTAAGATTGTAATAATATTTCAAACCTATCGACGACCATGATAACCCATACCATGCTTCTCGTCATGTTTAAAACGAGTTGTGAAATCGGGCTTTTCCATCTCTATAGGATTTGCATTTAGCTCTGGTTCGCCCATCCACTCTACAATCTTATCCACCCAAAGGGTAGCACCTTGACGTGTTGGATGAATACCATCCGCTCGAGAAGCAATGACAGAACTACTGTCAAAGAAACGACCTTCACCCGTACATTCACGTATCACATCAACAATTGTTCTATCTTTAATCTTCTTCCAAGGAAGAGGTCCAACCCATACATATGGAATATTACCAACACGACTCAGAATCGTTTGAATTGCTGTTTCACGTCTACTATAATCCTTATAACCTAAGTCGTTGGTACCTAAGCTAATAATTATATAAGTAGGACGTACTCTTTCAATCTGATATTGAAGGTCGGCAGCAATCGCCCAGTCGCGTGTTGTGCTTCCATACCATACGATTGAATGAAACT